GAACATTCTTCATGAGATCGTCGTAGACTTCTTCGGAACTCTTGCCATCGTATTTTGCATCATACAGGCACGGCACCGAAGTGATGAACTCGCCCACGCGATGTTTCTTGAGATCACCGTTGACACAATAGTCGTTCGCGATGTTCCAGATTTTTGGATCGCGCTCGCCACGACGACCAAAGTGGTCATAAACGCAGTGGAGGACCTCGTGACCAAACAGGAACTCGATCTCACGGGGTCGCAGCATTTTGATGAACCGGGTGTTGTAGTAGAAGTGACGACCATCTGTGGCAGCGGTAGCGCACCATTCGTCGGCGTTGACGAGTTTGAGTCGGGTAGCCAAGTTACCAAAGAAACTGGCCTTGAGCAGCAAGCTCACGCGGGCAGTGACCAGCAGCTCGCGCACTTCACGGTCCAGTTTGGTGTCCATGGGTCCAATCAAGTTGGCGAAACGTTTGGCATCGTCTTTGTTCTGGGTGCCCACAGCCGTTTGGGCCTGGAGCGTATTGTGCAGCACAGTGGGACGATAAAATTGCAGTGACATCGTGGACTCCTTGTAGTATTTCAATATTATACTGCGACCATCATTTCTGGTCAACCTTGTGGGCCAGCTGGAAAAACGCCAATTCTGCCCCGCTTTTCAAGTAGATACGTAGGTCATCCATGCCATTGCCCCAGGACCATTGGGGATTGCACTCTGCGGGCAGGGTGTGTTCTGCGGCTGCAATCTGCGCGGGGGTAGAGATAAAGCGTAGAGGATTCATGATCATTTCGCTCCAGCGGATCATGTCATAGTATTGCCGGACTTCGGCGCTCCAACCCCAGGTCTGGACGCACCATTGCATGGCGTGGTTGAAGTGCAAAGGCCCCTGCCCGCGACTCATCTCGCGCTGGAATATCAGGGCATGTTGGAACCGATCGTTATAGCTATAACGACGATCAAGTTTTTGGATGTGACATTTCATTCTAGATATTTCAGCGCGAAAATCGTGGCATCATAGGGGTCGGCAAACCAGAAATGCAGGCGATAACCGCCTGGAATATCTTCGCCCCGGAATAGCCATCTCTGACCCGTGTGACCAAACTCACGCTGGACCTTGCGCAAGGTGTCACGCACGGCCAGGTAATCATAACAGGGCCATTGTTTGCTTACCCGGGTCGCACGTTGACGGAAAGAAAGGGTCGGATCTGACATAGCCCTATGTCCGCTTGCGCGTGAGATCCGACCCTGTTGCCAATTACGAGTTGGCCTGGAGGATGTATTTGCCGAACTTGTTGTGGAACTCGTCAAAGTTCTTCAACTTCGTGGGCTGGAACGGCAGACCATACGTGGTAAGCGCGATACGAGCGCCCATGATCACCAGCTCAGTCTCAAAGTTCTTCATCATGTAAGCCAGGAAATTATCGGCCATGTTGTGGAACTCTTTGCTCTCCACAGCGTTCTTGAGCTCATAGCACATAGAAATCACCAGCGAATACATCGCCGACACTTCCTTGACTTTGAGTTCTTTCTCCTTGCCAGCCAGGATGTCCTCGGGACGGGGCAGTTTACCTGCGATCTTGCGATGCGCCATGAACTTCACAGCCAGACCCTCGCCAACAGTGCCGGCGATAAGATCGGTAGCAGTGACATCGTCCATGTCCTCATCCTCCAGGAGATCGCTGACGAAACTCCACGAACGCGGGGTAGCGAATGCACGGCTCGAGCTCTTGGCATCGAAGTCATACAGGTCCTGTTTGGCAAAGGTCAGGTAACCAACCACGTCCTTGTGGATCTGGTTCTTCACAGCCCATTCCTGCCACGAGGGGAAGTCCACCTTCATCTCCACGTGCACAAAACGATTGGCCAGCGGAGTCGGCATGCGGAACGTCACACCCTTGTCCGACTCACGATTGCCGGCAGCGATCATGACCACGTTTTTGGGCAGAACATATCGGCCGATCCGGCGATTCAGCACCAGCTGATAGGCCGCGGCCTGCACAGCCGGAGCAGCCGAGTTCATCTCGTCCATGAACAGCACGACAATGGGATACTGCGATGCCAGTTCTTCGTCCGGCAGATCCACGGGCGGTGCCCAGTCCATTTTGCCGGTGTCTTTGTTGTAGAACGGGATACCACGGATATCAGTGGGATCCATCTGACCCAGGCGCAGGTCGATCATGAAGCCATCAAGTTCTTGGGTGATGGCAGCGACCACCTCGGATTTGCCAATACCGGGCGGACCCCACAGGAACAGCGGGCGCTGTTTACGGAAGCATTTCATGATGGCTTTGTGGGCACCGATTGCGGTAACTGAGCGATTGTCGGACATAGGGCTTTCCTTTATGAGTTGATTGAAAACTAACGTTACAGAGCAATTATACAGCGGTGTGAATTACTGGTCAACCTGCTCAAGCTGACCCATGATATACTGCACCGGCAGGGTGGGGTCTTCCCAGTGAGCCGCGACCAGTTCAAGTTCAAAGCTGGCCGGGCTACCGTTGCTGAATTCCAGGCTCTGGGCCACCGCGGTACGGTGCTCAGAATCCAGACCATTGATGACCTCACGAACCTGCTGTTCAAACGTATTCATTGTGACTCCTTGAGTTGATTAGGGGTTGGGGGTTGGGGTAGTCGAAACTGTGGCACCAGCTGTGAGCACATCGATGAACGCAGTGTCACGCTCGGCGCGTTCCTTGGCTTCCTGGATCTTGTTCAAGTAGTCGCGCAGCATCCGGGCCCGGTTACGCTGTTCATCTTCAGAATACAGCTCACTGACTGGGAATGTAGCGATGCGCGGGCGGATAAATTCTTGGCTGCGGTACTTCACTGCTTCTTGATAGGTCAATTTTTCATAGAGTTTTTGGCTGCGCTCATGCTCTTCGGCAGTGATGTCCGAGACCCAAAAGTCTGTGATCTCATTGGTTTCGCTGCTGCGAGTATGCCAAATGCCGTAGGTCCTGGTGGACATTACTGTATTCCTTCGAGAGCCGCGATAGCTTGGTCCACGTCGTGGTTGATCAAGAGTCGCACACGTTGAAATTCGCCCTGCACCAGTTCACAGATCTCATACTGGTATTCGCCAATCCTGAACAATTTCAAACTGCGTCCCTTGCTGTTGCGGCTTGCGATGAATTGGCATTGCATCCCGGGCTCCTTGTTGATTTTTCAATATTATAGCGGTGACCCAGTAATTGGTCAACCGTTATAAGGCGCTGTAAGTGCTTGATTTATTTACTGTTTTTGCTGCACGAATGGACATGGGCTCCTGAGAGCCCATGTCCTGGGGTTGCGGTGGTCTAGGACTGTACGCTGCGCAGATAGGCCAGCACAGTTTCCGGGCTGGATTCGCCATAGGGATCGCTGGCATAATTGTCCTCGCGACCTTCTTCCACGAACAATTTGTCCCGCACACAGTCAGTGAGTATGGCCGCATAGCGATGGCTGCGCATACCAAAGCCCAGTTGACTCTTGCTGACCAACATGCCCATGAGGCGCGTGAAGTCGCCATTGCCATCGGGCAGCATCTTGACTTTGGTGATGCCCAGGTGTCGTGCCCACTCGTTCATGACAAAGGCATCGTTGACGCTGACACAGTAGATCTCGTCGATGCCCAGGGCTCGAAACTCATCATACCGTTCTTCAAAGCCCGGTAGCTGATAGGTCGAGCAAGTGGGGGTGAAAGCGCCGGGCAAGCTGAAAACGATAACCTTCTTGCCGGCAAAAAGATCCTGGCTGGTCTTGTAAACAAAACGTCCACCAATGGGGCAACCACCTCCTTCGGGTGGGGTATCTCCTTCACGGAGAGCGAATGTTACATTGGGTGCAAAGTATGGCATAGATTCTCCTAAAAGGCTATTTTACTATCCCGGCGCTGCCGAGTCAAATCTGCTGTGGCCAAACTCGTTGCGGGTTTGGCCGATCGCTAAATATCGGATGTCCAAGGCCCGTATCCCAGTGAATCTCCGCCGCATGGTGATCGAACGCGACGGTCCTCGTTGCGTTTATTGCGGTGAAGATCTGATAGGTCAAGAGATACACTTGGATCATGTCATTCCCGAAGCCCGTGGTGGTGCCACCAGTCTGGCCAATCTCCAGGTCACTTGCCGCAAATGCAACCTGTCCAAGGGGGTGCTGAATGAATCTGAATTTGAAGACCAGCTGCGCCGTCGGGCAATCAATATCCTCAATCGCATAGGTTACAAATAGAAAAGCCCACCGAGGTGGGCTTTTGGAAGATTCTGTTTCTTGGGCTCCCACCCTCAGCAGCCGGTTTTAAGCGGCCAATGCGTAGACGTTGTCGTTTGCGTCTAGAGTTTTGCTTCATTAACGACGATCGCCTGTCGTGCTGTCTGTTCCGTTACTCCTTGCCCTGTCGAAAACCTTGTCACCCCCATCAGAAAGAATCTCTTTCATAACCTCAACTCGTCCATCTATGTGTTCGTAAATACCATATTGTATGTTATCACAAACAAATAAGATTCTTCTAAGTTTTGGTTTAGCCTGCATAAAAATCCCTTTTGGTGGAAGTGAGGAGAATCGAACTCCTGTCCAGAACACCTTTCTCTTCACTTCATACAGCAATACTTCAAACATGTCGCAACCGTCGGGGCGTGTAGATCCTGCGACCAGACGTGCTGTCTCGCACAGCACCAACCTTGCAAGTAGATAGAATCCAGAGCTACTTGGGGTTTACCCCCGCCCGGCGTAAAGCTATTTACCGGTTACCAAATCCGGTGCAATCGTTAGGTCATTGCGGCTCGGCATTGCTAGCAAGTCACCCCATCATGTTCGGCGTGCCTCCGGCAGAGACCTGGGTCGATGGCCACCCATTTGGGTCCTAGTGGTTTCGGTCGCAAAATTTATCTTTGAAATACTGCAACACAGCCACTAAAAACCAAAGCGCAACAATCGCCGACCAAAAACACACCAGCACATACGCCACCAGCATCGTGTTCATGACTAGACCTTTACAATCAGTTTACGTTGAGATTCCCATGCACCGCACAGTATCTTATAGCCAAACTTGGTGGGCCGCTGTTTGACCACATAAGTCTGCTGCTCGGTATAGCGTTCCAGCCAAATGGTAACCCATCGGTCATCAGTGGGGTCGTAGATCTCGGTGGGAAACCACGCGAATCTCACTCGCCAGGGTCTAGTATCGCCGTCTCTTGCGTGACTCCATTTCATAGTGCTATTATATGCTATTCAGCGGCTACCGTCAAGCCGAATTTATCTTTGATTGATTCCATGGGTACAATCTCCATGTTTACTCGTCCATCCTGTGTTTTGTATCCCTGGCTATAGCTGTCAAAGATGCCTTGAGTAAAGACACTGGTGCGCTCGGCTTCTTTGTGGCAAACGTAGGTGCTGCCAGAATAGCCATCAATATAGTAATTTGATCCATCTTCGGTGATTTTGATGATGCCACTGTTCAGCTTCCATGAGTCGCCCTGTGTGAAACCGCCATACCATCCGGCTAGGATCTTATACATTTCACCATCGGGCACATCCTCGCCCGAAAACTTTACCACTACCCAAACATCTGGATTATACATGCTAATCCACCTGTGGTCCATTGCCGTTGCGGAAGCCCACCACACCACCTTGGGCGCGTATACGATCCTGCACTTCATCCAAGCTGATGGGCGTGTAATCAATCTGTTCCACGCATACCGAAAAATAGCGTGGATCGATCTCGGTGCTGCCGGGCAGTGTCACTCGCCGTTCATGCAAGTGACCATGGATGTTGGCCCCAAAGCGATACAGTGCCGAATCATGCACGGGAATGTGGCTCAGTATGAGACCATTCAGCACATGGTAGGCCCGGATATCACGAAAGTGTTCGGCATAGTCCTTGAGTTGGTAGATGTCATGGTTGCCTTTGATCAAGACCTTGTCGCCGTTGAGTCTGCTCAGCGTAGCAAAGGCCCGACGATTGATTAAGACATCACCTAGGTGATACACCTTGTCCGTGGGCTGTACGCGACTGTTCCAGCGCGAGATCATGGCCTCATCCATTTCCTCCACTGTATCCCAGGGACGAAGTTTGGTCACACCATCGGCCCGCATGAATCCGCAGATGTTGGCGTGGCCAAAATGTGTGTCACTGATCAGAAACGTAGTTTTCATTGGTCTATTATAGCAGATCGACTGTAGGTGGTCAACTCACATCCAGCGGTGGGCGGTGTAACGGTTTACAAAACGTGCCGTGGCGCGCCGGTATCGCAGACCACGTTCGGCAAAGTGATGTTCCTCAAACCTCGTCATGGCCCGGAGCCAGCGCCGGCGCACATTGGGATAACGGTGATCGCTGTGGCTGACCCGGTGATGCAGGAATTGCCAGGTCCGGATCAGGAACCACTGCGGTGGCTGTTTAGGCTTCTTGGTCATAGGTCCATCCCAGTTCGCGCATCATCATCGTTTTGACCCGGACGTTGGGTATACGCATGCGACCCACGTCACGGAATCCCATCATCACACCCACTTCGGCCACAGCACCGGATCTGCAGACACCGGCCATGCAGTGTACCACCACGTTCATGTGTTGATCCTGGGCATGACGCAGGAGCTCTACCAGGGCCCGCGCCTGATCCTGTTGGATCTTGTCGGCCTCGGGAAAGCCATCTTTCCAGTCAGCATCTAGGAACTCAAATTGATGCACTTCCCGGAACGAATGTTTAGGAGCGGGCCACCAGTTGGTATGGGGATCGCGGATCTGGATCAGCATGGCGTTGTCACCACAATCGTGATGCCAACCCTGGGGCACATCAGCCGCGGCCACGTTTTCGATCCAGGGCTGGAGTTCAGTGTGAGACATGATCTTTGAGAACCTCATACATTCGGTTGTATTTTTCGATGCGTTGCACATCTTTTTCGGTCACACCCTTGAGCCTGCGGATATCGCTGTTGTGTCGAAGATCTGCCATTTTGGCCCGAACAGCATCGGGGTTGGCCAAGACTTGTGCCAAGTATTCCTCGGGCGTCTGACCGGGTTGCTTGGTCATGGCCCTGATGCCTTCGACCACACGCGGTGTCATGCCGTTGCCCCGCAAAAGCTCATAAGTGACGCGGGTGTCTTCCACGATGTCATGCAGCACAGCGATGGCATTGAGTTCATCATCGTCACTGCGCAGATAATGCATGACCTTCAGGGTATGCAATATATAGGGACGACCCGCTTTGTCGGTTTGTTCCCGATGCGCTGTGGCTGCAAGAGCGATAGCATGTGCGAGCATTTTGCTAGTGGACATCAATTACCTCCGTTACTTGTATATTCAGTATACAATAAAGACTATTTTACGTCAACCGTTTTAGGTTCCCACAGTTGATAGCTGACGATTTGCCGACCATCCCCGCCAATGTAACAACCATGACTGTGCCAGTATTCTTCATGCTCAGCATCACGGATCACAGCAAAGGGTGAGCCACCAATATGCCTAGCTTGAACCTCTGAACCCGCAGCAAAGACGCTGGTGCCATCATCCTGGGAAACGCCGGAATGGTCGCTGTAGGCGGTGGCCACGGGCCTAAACACTGACCCGTCGGTTCTCACATAAAGCCCATGTGTGTCGGATTT